GCCAGCACCAACTGGCAATTCATTGACCTAGTCAGTTTGATAGAATACGAGCCCCGCCCACTCACAAGAGATTTTTGGGCCCGCATTCCCCCCCCTGGGGGGCGTCGTCTCGTGACGTAAACCGCGGTTCTCCTTCGACTGTTGTCTGTGGGAGACCGACCACAGACACCACAGGTTAGGCAGTAACCTGATACCTCTACCCACCCCAGAACAAATTCTTGTAGTGATACACGAATTACGGAAAACCATCGCGTACTTTTTCGAGCGGGTTTTCACACCCGGTACGTACTTCATACCATGGTTCTGTATGGAATGCCAAAACCACACACCCCACCCGCGAGATCTGGTGACGTACACTGAGGTCTGTCGGCCATTGGGTTTTACCCCAAACCACACCGTGAATACACTTGGTGATGTATTCCGCGCGACCGTACCCTTTCGGGCACACCAGCACAATCTCACCCACCGTCAACCCGGGTGTTAGGGCCATCCAACGGACGCAAAACAAGAAAAAGAATGGGATGGGCATCAAACATGGGCGTCGAACCAAGCCTCATAGAGGCCAGGATCAGCCAACTCCCACCTGGACCGCGGAGGCATAACATTAACATGGCTGGGGAATCCAACGGCAACCCCTGCAACATGTCTCTCCGCTGCCAGCTGGTCTTCAGGTGACAACCCAAAGGCCAGATGAAAGCTGACCCGCGTTTCCACACGCGGCTCGACGACATCTTCCTCCTCAGCCAAATAAGCTCCGACGACAAAGTAATCGGACAAGTCCTCGACAGGGACTCGCTTCCGTGACCTTGTCTGTTTCAAGACGCTGAGTGCGGCAGATTGCAGGACCGGTATGCCACGAGCTAGAGACAGCTCGCATCTGGCCACACCGTGCAACCACCTCCGCCCGAAAACAGGTTCACGCAAATACCTATGACTAGCATAGGCACCTGACAAAACGGCCATCGGATCCCTAACCATTGTCCATCCCAATGATGGTCCTAGGAAAATGGGAGCCGACCTTCCAAACCTGATTCCCTCAACGTAACGGACAGGACGCTCAAGCACCATTTCATGTCCAGATACCTCTAAAACATCGGCAGCAAATTTGTCGATGACACCCTGGTGGTCCACACACTCCAAAAACACAAGCGCATTGTCACCATCTACAAGCACGTCAAACTTGCAGTGGTAAGATTTCAACACCCCAACTACCACGGAAAGCATGATGAGTGTGTTACCCATGCCCGTGTTGAAATCTCCGCTTGCACGACCACCAGGGCGCCCGAATTTGATGCCGGACGGTGTCACGCCTCTAAAGACCTGGCGTGACAGCACACGCGCTAATTCGGGATCGTTGTGGTACGCCCCCAAATACACGCTGTGCTCCGCAGATATCTGCCCACTACTGATGTGAGCCTCGAACGCCTTTCCGTCAACCTCAAAACAAACGCAATCACGGAACTCATTGAACTTTCGAACAATGAGATTCGCTCGTTGGCGAGGAGAAAGACCCTTCCCCACAACGCGAGTGTTCGATCCCCCGAAGAGCCTTCTAGCTGTCAAGTAACCCCACAGCCAGTGTTCGAAAGGCTTCAGCCAAGAAGCTAGTACCAAGTTGTACCTAGGACTACGTGGAAAAATCATCCTAGGTTTGGGGTCCTTGGCACTACCGAGCTTCTCAGCCTTCAGAAACGCTCTAAGAAGGGTGTCCGACGAACGCAACGGACCATCCTCCCTCAATGAACGTTCTGCCTCGAGGTATCTACGGCGGAGACGGCCCCCATAAGATTCCGCCGTTTTTCGCAAGCACCATCTTTCCCCGTCATAACTCCGGACCAACCGCGTGATGTGACTAAACACATCCAGAACACGATTCCCCAAATTCGGTGAGTTAGGATAGGGGGGGTTCGATGCCAGAGATCTCTGTTGTAAGGCAGAGACCTCGTTGTGAGTGCAGTTTGCATGAACTCCAGGGACCCACGTGCCTGGCAGCCCTGAAGCCCATGCAACCCACATTTGCCGCTTCTGGGTGGAACAACAGGCCGGGTCCGTTCGTACTACATCCAGGGATGCTCCGGTGCAGAGAGGACGACTCACAATGTCCTCTTCGCACCGACCGTACGTCGCAACCGGCCGGCCCTAAGCGGTGTTCCACCAAGAAGAGTGGGATGGGCCTCCCGACATGCCACAACGAACCAATTCTTCGCTGTCAGAAACATGCCACGCGAATTTGAAGCACGATGGCAAGGTGCTCCAAACCACCACCTGTGAGAGGCGGTTTTTCTTGTACCATTCCAGCGCCCGAAGGCGCAAGGCAGACACAAGAGTCGCGCTGCGTTCTCGGAGGAACGCAAAAGAAGCCAAAGCACAAACCAGCTCGGGAAATATTGTCTCCCGGGAACCGTCCGATAGTTCCAGAACGAGATAGGTATGGGATTTGCATTCCATACCCTCGCCCTCACCAGCTTGCACCTGGACTAGACCCCCACCAAGGATCCTTGCCCCGTCCCCGAAGTGTGCCAACATCAAATTGGTCCCATCATTCCTATTCCCAGAGGGGAGGTCTGGTGTCCACCGCCCTTTGAGAAGATCAGAAGTTCTGAGACCAATAGGTGCCAACACAGCATCGAGCCTGCAGACCCATTTGGATCTGCGACGGGGCCTGGCGACGACTGTCGCCGAGATAGCTCCAAATCCAGGAGCCACCTCATCGGTCCATTCGGGGACATGTCCAATGTCCCCGAACAAAGTGGAGTTAGAAACTCGCACAACCTTTTCCTCACCCGACACGGAAAAGTGGGCCTGCCAAGGTACAACGAAACAGTACCTTAGCACCAGATAAACGGGGAGCCCAACCCCAAACACCAACAGTCTATGGACACAATAAACAAGACGGAAGGCACGAGCGAAAAGAACCCACAAGACAGCACATACTGTGTAG